CTTGGATCTTCAGTAAAGTACTGAAGCAAGTTCTCAGACCCTTCGAATCTCTTCGACGGGGGACGCTTTGACACGAATGTCAAAACGGCCGCCTCACGCCTCTGGAGATCAGAATTCCATCTAGTTCTAGATGGAAACCTCTCGCCAGAGAACGATAAGAGACCGAAGGTCCTAGACCCTGGTCGCCGCCGAGCTGACTTTCTAAAGTCAGACTCGGTGACTCGCACAATCGGGATCATTCGCATGATACTCGGTTGCACTGTCGACAAGAGGTATTCGGCGGCATGCCACAACCCTTTAAGGAAAAGGTTATTAGCAGTCTCCACAACCCCTTGCAGGGTACTAAGCTTGGACTCATCATAGAACTGGCGAACCTGCCCCGGGGAGACATAGTTTCCCTGGAAGCAGTCTGATCCGCAACTTTCACGGAAGTTTCTTCCAGTGTAAGTCTTGGTTTTGTTAATCACCAGATGCAACTTTAAGAAAAGTTGCTCTATGAACGGCATCCATGCTACGGGGACGATCAAATCGTCTCCATAGACTCGGACCTGCCGTGCAATAGAGATAATATCCTTCACTTCTTTACCTTCAGCAACAATACCGCTGGCAGTGCAGAGGATGAAGAACACGATCGATTGCACGGGAAAGGTAAGGGCAGACCCCATAGACGCGAATTTCCTCAGCTTGTGAAGGCTGGGGGTCTTCTTGTCTAGGTCATTAGTCAGAAATCGCGTTCTACACGCGACCATTGCTGAGAGGAGCGATCCATTTGCACGGAAAGCTCGCTCAACGACGGCGCATGAGAGGCGGTCACTGGCCGACGAAAGATCAATCGTCGCCAGTTGTCCTGACAATGAAGCAGCGAGTGCGAGCTCTCCAGACAATTCCTGTCGACCAAAATCGATGGAATCGCCCACGAAGCAAGCACTAATAGCATCCGTTAGAAAAGATCTAACGGACTGCTGGCACCATTGATTAGCGGTAGGTTCCGCGGCGATAAGCCGAGGTCCTTTCTGCGTCTTTGGGACGGCATAGAGATGCGAGGCACCCTCGACAAGAGGGATGCCGCCTTCATCGAAGCTATTGGTGATTTCCAAGTCGCGGGTATTCGCAATAGCGAATACCGCGGCAGGGAAGACCCACTGTAGTCGCGGACCCCATTCAGGGAAGGAGTATTTAAAATCCTTCTTAGAATTAAGATCCGACACTGCCCCAGGTCCGTGCCTGAATCTAGATACCTCGGGGAGGAACTCACCGAGGGATCCGGACACGCGATCCGCACATAACTGTGCGGTGCGTAGCAAGAGACGCTCTCCTTGGTCACTTGGACCAAAGAGATCTGTTGCTGCGGCCCCAAAGTCCTCAAAAGAAGAAGACCTAGGAGCGTAAGCATCAGAGCCATCTCCGTCCCAAAGCTGGGACGGTTTAGGAAGCGACTCATCGACATCGAAGAACTCCTTTAGCGTTGAATTAACGACAGAAGGAGAACACTTCATTTGATATTTCTTACCAGCAAGCAGAAGCGTGCGAAGTAAGAGAACGTCATGTGAATCGATGTCCTGCTTCAGGACTCCGTTATCATCGAACAAAGCCGACCAAAATCCCCTGAAAAGTCTTGGGATCTCGGTCCGACGATTGACAGACCTCGTGAGAGGTAAGCCATCGAAGGAAAGGGCACCTGTATCCAAAGCACGGTCTAAGACCTTGCTAAGGGCAGGTAGCATCAGAGTAAAGACACTGATGCCCATGTTCGTAGAAAGGGTCTTGAGACGTAACAAGTCACGCTCGCAATCCTTACGGAGAGTAGGATGATACACGGAGGCATCTTTAAGAATGCCCTCGTAGAGTCCTATGAAGTCTCTCTGCAGGCCTTTTGTCATATCTTACTCCTATAGTGAGAACATGACTCCTGGGCCTTCGAAGACAATTACACCAATAGAGCAGAGGTAGAATCCTCTGCTCTTACCGAGGAATGTCAGCTCAACCGAGCTGACCCTCCTGCTGGCAGCCTTACGACTGCCAGGTAAGAAGGTCGGTCTGGACGGTGCTGTTGGAAAAGTAAGTACCAGCAGCAGCGAACAGATAACCGAGCGCCGTAAGATCGTCGTCCGAGGGAACTCGGCCAACGATGTAAAACTGGCGCACGATCTTTTTGGTGGTGGAAGTAGCGAAGACGGTATGTGTCACTTCGACGTTATGTCGATCGAGCACAGTACCATCACTCTGCGGCGCTTCCTTCGAATGCCGGATTTTACACCGGTATTCGTCGGTCGAGGAGCGGAGATAATACTCGCTACCATAATTGTCCTGGTTGATTCGATTCAGAACCTTTGCGACGGCATTAACCGTCAGGGTGAGAGTCGAGCCGAAAGCCATGAGAGATTTCCTTTGTCAGTTGGGTAACATCGTGTTGCCACGGTCTATTGCTAACGATTTAAATTGAAAGCAATAGACGACAAAGTCGACAGTTGCTTATGCGAAAGCATAGGTAGCGTAGCAGTGAGAGAGGCAGAAGAGATAGTACGGCTTTTAGTAACCGTCTTCCTCTTCCCCGTCTTGCAAGTGAAGAATGGATTCGAGATATTCCAAGGGCCGTATGCCCACTCGAGTGTCGATTCTTCCATAAAGCAAGAATTGGTAGCGACGGCTCCAACGGAATTTCTGTTCGCATCTAAATACGAACCGAGATTACCGAAGTAGTCGCCGAGCCAACTCCACGGAACAGCTTCCCATATGATGGCCGCGAGGCCAGCAGATGAGAAATCCCAACCATGCACGGCAAGCCGTGCCTGGCGCACTAGTTCATCGGCGGAAGGTATATTGGGACTGTCCGGTTTCCACAGGACAGACACCCACTTCCGTTTATGACTAGTGACATGGATAGGAGCTGTTACGGATACTTCTAAAGTCCAGAAGTAGTCCGATCCATCCGCGGTAGCGGTACTGTCATAGACAGTCCTCCTTCGCTTCAGACCACCCTTCGCGTGGAGCCTTTTAAGCTCTGTCACACGTTTATTGACGGACGCAGTAAAGTCCACCAAACGGGTAAGGTCTCTCCAAAGGAGCTCCCATCCGAAATTGCCTTCCACAGCAGAATTGCTGGGTCGGCGCTTCGCATGGGCTTGCCCCTTAAGGTGCAGCATCTCAGGGATATCCTTGAGCTCGTACAAGAAATTCGGTATGGACACGTCCGGTCTGGACGGGTTCGTAGCCGCTTGTACAGAGGTAACTGCAGAAGCTACTGATGGTTCAGGATCTGTATGATTACCCTCGGCCCCGAAAGTATAAACGGAGTCGAACATAGGATAATCAATCCAGCGATATTGAGCGAAGTACGGCCAGACACCAGTTAAGGTGGATGGCGTGTGCCACGTCTTCTCTATCCAGAGAGGATTAGGTGCAGGGAAATTCCCAACAGTATCCTCAAGATGCTCCTGCAATACGGTCCAGGCTCCCTCGGAGACTAAGTCTCCTGAAATCGTCTCCTGTCGGCCACCATGGCCAGCAAGGGTACGAGTTAGGGATCTGGATGCAGGCATTTCTTCCATCAGCTCACAATGTAAGGGACAGCGTTTTGCTGCGACTCAAGTCAGG